TCCAAAGCAGGCGTCAACTGGCTCGCAGCAGCATCCTCCCTCTTCGCTGAACAGGCACGCGTTGGCATCTTCTCCCCTGATCGCATCCGTGGTCGTGGTGCATGGTGGGACGCTGGCCGCTCCGTGCTCCACCTCGGTGATCGCCTGCTCATCGACGGCACGCAACACCCCATCACCCAAGCACCCAACTCAAGGTTCCACTACCAGCGCCTTGCATCCATCGACCTGCCTGACCACCTCGAGCCGCTCAACGATGAACTTGGCCTCGAGCTGATCGACATCGCCTCACGCTTCCACTGGGAAGTCCCAGCTTCCGGCCTGTTGCTCTCTGGTTGGATCGCACTCGCACCGATCTGCGGTGCACTCCACTGGCGTCCGCACGTCTGGCTCACCGCATCAGCCGGCTCCGGTAAGTCCGCCATCCTCGATCGCCTCATCGGCCCGCTCATCGAATCGCTCGCCCTGTTCCCGGAAGGCAACACCACCGAGGCCTTCATCCGCCAGCAGCTCCGCTCTGATGCCGTCCCCGTCGTCTTCGATGAAGCGGAATCCAACGAGAAGGCCGACCGCCAGCGCATCCAGAACATCCTCTCCCTCGCACGGGTCAGCTCCAGCGCAGGCCGTGGCGTGATCGGTAAAGGTGGCGCCGATGGCACTGCTCAATCCTTCACCATCCGCTCCATGTTCCTGCTGTGCTCCATCTCCACAGCACTCAAACAAGGTGCGGATCAGTCCCGCTTCGCGCAGCTCACACTCCGCAATCCATCCTTCATGCCCAAGCCTGAACGCCTGGCGCACTGGTCAGCACTCGACGCCGACATCACCAGGGTCTGCACCGTCGAGCTCGGTCAACGCATGATGCTCCGCATGGTGCAGCAGATCCCAATCGTTCGCGATTCGGTCAACGTCTTCCGTCGCGCTGCAGCTGAACGCTTCGACTCACAACGCCAAGGCGATCAATACGGCACCCTGTTGGCCGGTGCATGGTCGCTCATGAACTCCAGGCCCGCCACCATCGCAGACGCTCACCAGTTGATCGACGGTAACGACTGGGCCGCATACAAGGAACAAACTGAAGCGGATGAAGATCGCTGCCTACAGCACATCCTCCAGCATCAGCTACGCGTTGAAGGTGATCGCGGCAATGGCTACATGCGCACCGTATGGGAACTGGTAGAACTCGCTCGCGGCAGCTCAGCATCAATGGAGATCGGTGCGGCCAGTGCTGAAGCACACCTCGGTCGGATCGGCGTCAAGGTCGAAGGTGAACAGCTGCTCATCAGCAACACCGCCAAAGGCCTGCGACGCATCCTCGAGGGCACACCATGGACCGATAGCTGGCCAACCGTCCTCAGCCGACTGCCTGGTGCCAAGCGCGCTGGCGTTACCCGGTTCAGAGGCCTCGCAGGGGTCAGCAGAGCGGTTTCAGTGCCCACTCAGCCCACTCAAGCGTAACGGTAACACCCTGCGTAACGCCCAAAACCCAGTCGTGGTGCGGGTTGTTACGAGTTACGCTCTTTTTCCAGAAGATACCCCCCTATACGTGCGCACATGCGCATGTGGACCTCCACCCTGCTACGCCTTCCCCTTCTCTCTACTACTACTATCTACTTTGAAACAGGTGTAACAACGTAACGTAGTGGCTGAGATCGCCCTGGTGGCCCGCGATCTCAGCTGTTACGCCCTGCGTAACGCCTGCGTAACCGGCGTAACCCCTCCGTTTCGCCCTGCTCCCACCCGGCAAGCTGCACCAACACCGCCACCAACACGGTGACGTCCCCGCGACTCCAGCTCTTCCGACACAGCCCTGAGCTGCTTGAGATCCGCATCCCATACAGCCGCGCTGAACCTCACCAGTTCCTCCTCGCTTCAGACATTCACCTCGATAACCCCCACTGCGATCGCGACCTCCTTCGCAAGCACCTCAAGCACGTCCAAGGTCAAGCCGGTCACGCTCTCTTCTTCGGTGACATCCTCTGCCTCATGCAAGGCAAAAAGGATCGCCGTGGCAGCAAGTCATCCATTCGCCCCGAACACCTCGGTTCTAACTACTTCGATCTCGTCTTCTCAGAAACTGCTGAGTGGCTATCCCCCTTCGGTAAAACCATCCTCATGATGTCCGACGGTAACCACGAAACCGCCGTCATCAACAACCAAGAAGTTGATCCACTCGGTAATGTCACCCGCATCCTTCGTGATCGCTACAAAGCAATCACTGAACACATGCGCTACCAGGGCTGGATCTGGTTCACCTTCTACCGCCCTGGCCTCAACGGTCAATCTGAACGCACACGCCGTGTCGCCCTGTTCTTCCATCACGGTGCATGGGGCGGCATCATCACCAAAGGCACCATGGGCGGTGGTCGCTACGCATCCATCGCACCTGATGCTGACCTGGTGGTCAACGGCCACAACCACGAACGCACCATCGTCGCTCACCCCTGCTATCGCCTCACCTCCGCCGGTCGGCAACGCATCGCCCAGCGTTGGCACGTCCAGACCGGCACCTACAAGGAAGAGTTCGCAGACGGCGCTGGCTGGGCCGTCGAGCGCATCGTCATGCCCAAGTCACTCGGTGGTGTCTTCCTTCGCCTCAAGCCCACCACTGAAGGCGTTGACGTCTCCCTTGAACCCGCCACCTGACAACACACCGATGCACTTGTGCATCTGCACCACTATCGGGCTAAGCTGTAGGCGACCACCGCACCTCTTGACCCGTGCCAGCAGGCAGGCCGTCAACGCTCACCGATGACCTGATCGCCAAGGCGCAGCAGATGGCAGACCTTGGCCTGCCGCATGCGCTCATGGCATCACGCCTTGGCGTGCCAAAAACAACCTGGGAACGCTGGATCAAGAAAGGCCGCGAATCTGACGACTCCACCACAAACGAAGGCAGATTGTGGGGAGTCATCAATAAAGGCGTTTCCAAAATTGCAGAGTCTTATCTGCAATCTCTGCATGGTCAGGCTGAAAACGGCAACGTCAACGCCATCACTTGGCTGCTAACGCATCACCCCATCACCCGCGATCAGTTCAGCGATGCTGCCGCTGAACGTCGCGCTGTTCAACGCACACTTGGCACGGTCGTTCAAGCCATCGAAGCAGCTGACCTCAACGACGATCAACGCACACGCCTGCTGCTGACCCTCCAAGCCCAGGGGCTTGGTGTCCCCGATGCTGACCGCTGATCCGATCTCCGCAGCAATCGCCAGGGCCAGGCTCGGACAGCTCACCGTCTCCGCAATCCCACCCTCTGCTCCCTACACCCGCAGCTTCGGCGACTACATCGCCACCGTCTTCCCCAGCTTCCCCTTCACACGCCACACCAACCGCCTGGTGGCCATCGCGCAGCGTGTCGCTGATGGTGAGCTCCCACGCCTGATGGTGGAGCTGCCGCCACGGCACTACAAGTCCACCATCTTCTCCCGCTTCCTACCGGGTTACTTCCTTCGCCGGTTCCCCGATCGCACATGGGGACAAGGTGCCAACACCCAGACCCTCGCCGCTGAGTTCGGTGAAGCCGCCCGCGATTACTACCTCGCCTCTGGTGGCACGCTCCACCCTTCCAGCACCGGCAAGGATCGCTGGAAGACTGCAGGCGGTCTCGGTGGGTTCTGGGCAGCAGGCGTCGGCAAGGGCACCGGCCTGCCGGCCGACTTCCTGAACGTCGATGACCCGATCAAGGGCCGCGAAGAAGCCGAATCTGCCGCCTACCGCCGCCAGCTCTACAACTGGTGGTCCACCGTCCTGAACACCCGGGAAGAACCGGGCGGCATCAAACTCATCACCCACACGCGCTGGGCCGAAGCAGACCTGATCGGCTGGCTGCTGCAGCAGGTCGAGCAGCTCGAGCGCGACGGCGATGGTGATGCCGCTGAACAGTGGCACGTGATCAGCCTGCCGTTGATTGCTGAACCGGTCATCAAACCACTGCCTACCCTGGTGACCCGCGAAGCAGACGACCGCGAACCTGGCCAGGCACTGGACCCGTCGCGGTACAACGAAGAATGGGCACGCAAGAAACGGCTCAACACGCCCACCCGCGATTGGGAGGCGCTCTACCAGCAGCGGCCAACACCGGGCAAAGGAACGATCTTCTCCGCCGAGATGTTCCGCTTCTACGGCACCGCTGATCGCCCTGGTGACTTCGGTGATAGCACCCTCCCTCAGCGGTTTGTGCGGCGCATTGCATCGATCGACTGCACCTTCAAGGACTCTGCCGGCACCGACATGGTCGCCTTCACCATGTGGGGTCAGGACGCTGCAGGGTTGTGGCTGCTTGACCTGATCAACCAGCGGCTGGACTTCAGCGCAACGATGGACACCATCGCGTCGATGTGGCCAGCCTGGGGCTTCGGTGAGCTTCTGGTAGAAGACAAGGCCAATGGTCCGGCCGTGATCTCCACCCTGAAGCGTGCTGCTGCAGGGTTCACAGTGCATTCAGTCAACCCATTGGGCGGGAAGGTGGCCCGGGCAAACGCTGCAACGCCGCAGTTCAACCAGGGCCGGGTGTTCTTCCCACGGCACCATCCGCTGATGCCAGTGCTGGTGTCGCAGCTGACGCGGTTCCCGGGCGACACCTACGACGACTTGGTGGACTCCGTCACGCAGCTGGTGAACCACGTGCAGGGCACCGGCCCGATGCGCGTCAGCACGGTGCACTACGGCCGTGGAGATGGCACTGCAGGGCCTGATGACCCGTTCGCTGATGCGGACACCTTCAAGCCCAGCACGCGGCGCCTAGCGGCAACGCCTGGGTTCCGTTGATCGATCCACCACCGGCAACCTCCGATGACTGCCACCGCACCAGCCACCGATGCGCTTCGAGGATCTGCCGACAGCAACCCCGCAGCAGCTCCACCGGAAACCAGTCGCCGGTCATTGGAGGCAGACTCCACACCGTCTGGAAGCACGGCACTTCGGCGGAGCGTGGCATCCGATCCACAACGCACTACGCGGTCCCGGCAACGTGCTGCTCGTGCACGGGATGGTGCTGGCACCGGAGCAGTAGCAGGGTTCCCGCCACCCACCGCAACATCTGAGGACCTGGTAGCCGCCAACCTCGGTCTGGCGCGGCAGCAGGCATGGAAGTTTCACCGCAAGACCGGCCAGGCCTACGACGACCTCGAAGCCGTCGCTTTTGTTGGCTTGATCCGTGGCTGCAGGCGGTACGACCCGGAGCGCGTCAACCCAGCCAACGGCAAGCCCTATGCACTGTCCACGATCGTGGTGCCGTTTGTGGCGGGTGAAATCCTCCACTGGTTCCGCGATCGTGGTCATGCCGTCAAGTTCCCATCCAAGTGGCGGGAGCAGTGGGGCAAGGTGCAGCGGTTGATGGCAGACCCTGCCGTCAGCACGCAGGAGGTTGCAGAGCAGGCCGGGATGTCAGCGGCTGAACTGCAGGAGATGCTGGCTGCAATGGCGGGCACCAGCTGCCTGGATGATCTCCATGGTGCTGATGCATGTGCAGGGCCAGAGCTTGAGATTGAGCGAGTGGGTCCGCTGCAGCAGCTGGTGGAGCAAGCCTGGGAGAACCTGAACAGCGCTGATCAACGACTGCTGGCAGCGTGGTGGGAATCACCGCGCCGGCTGGCGTACCCGAGTGGGTCGATGGGGCAGTTCCACCAACGGCTGAAAGGACTGCTGCAGGGTCGGCGGTTGTCGGAGGTGCTGCAGCTGTCGCTGTTGGAGGTGGCAACGGTGAGGGTGGAACGCCGCAGCAGGAGCCGCCGCAGCAAGGTGGAGCTGCAGCAGAGAGCCGTGCAGCTTGGGCTGCTGCAGATGTGCTGAAGGCGGTGCGGATGTGGATCTGCACCGGTACGATGCAGGAACGGCACAACGACTAAGGTGCGTGAGCCGGGTCGGTCCCATCCGTAAGGACGGACGCGGTGGCGGGGTCTCGTTGAAGCTCTGCCTGAAACCGTACCGAAGGCCCGGTTTCACTTGGGTTGGGGCTGGCCTACGGCTGGCCCCTTCTCGCTGGGCTATGCTCTGAATGTCCGGCAGAGGTGCTGGGCGACATTCAACGGAGCATTCACCATGAAGACTTGCCTGCCATCCCCGGCGTGGGATCGGGGCCCCTTTGCGAACGCGATGGAGCGCGCCCTCTGGACCTTGGGCTATCCCAACGACTTCGACACCGTGGCCGAAGCACAGGCCGCTGTCGCTCACGTCTTGCGCGTTCACCCTGAGCTGCGCAACGTCAACCTCCAGTTCACGGAGGTGGCCTGATGTCTCGTCAACCACGTCACCAGCTGCAGTGCCAGTGCTGCGGACTGTTGTTTGCTGCTGCCAACCTCTCCGCCAAGTGGTGCAGCAATGCCTGCAGGCAGTACGCCTACTACCAGCGGAAGCGTTCGGCTGTGCTGGTGGTGAACACGACTGAGGCACGCACCTGGCAGGGCACCGCGATCGAGCGTCGCCAGGCGGATGGCTTCGTCAACGCTACGGCCATGTGTCAGGCAAACGGTCGCCGCTGGGCCAAGTACGCCGAATCCGACCGCTGCAAGGAGTACATCGCAGCTCTGGCGGCCGTAGTCCGAATTTCGGACTTCGCTCCAGTCCAGTCTCGGCGTGGTGGAATCGCCGGTGGCGGCGAGACATGGATCCACCCATCGCTTGCCATCGACCTCGCCCGTTGGATCTCCCCCGCCTTCGCCGTCTGGATGGACGGTTGGTTCTTGGAGTCACTCAACAGGCCTGCACCACCCACCAGGCCGCAGCTGCCTCAGCTCCCGCCAACCGGACCGCAGATCATGATCCGTGCTCAAGACGACTACGAAGCCAGAATGATTTGGCTGGATACAGTCTGGCGATCAATCACAGCTGACCAGCGCCCTCGATACCAACGGGTCTGACCCCGCCACCACCACACCACCACCGTCTGCCATGAAAACGACTGCTATCACTCTTGCCATGGCTGCCTGCAGCCTTGTGGCATTGGGCTCATGTCGTTCCAGCCTGTCTGCTGATGACTTGTCTGGCTACACACTTGAAATCGACAGCCTCAACCGCATCAGTCAAATGAACAAGGCTGGTGCTCAAGGCCTCATGGCAATGCACAGCTCAATCGAGGCGCAGCATTTCACCGAGGTCTCAATCCGCAGCGCTGATCGCGCAAGGTGTCTGCAGCGCCAGCGCAAAAACCGTGTCCCCTACGCGGATGGCGCAAAGACCTGTCGCAACGACGTCCCGATTCCTAGCATCGACCCGTGATGCCTGAACTGCAGCACATCTGCTCTAGCCCTTGCGCCTCCTGCCGCGCCGTTGCTACGCCATAGGGATGGGTCGGCGG